GTTTTCCACATATACATATAAATTGTCTAATACAGGTAAATTATCGTTTAGTCATATACCAGGAGCTCACGATGACTTTGTAGACTCTTTAATGATGTCTAATTATAGCCGTAATCAGTTTATGACTAGAAAACCAATAACAATAAAAGGATCAAGAAGTAATAACCTAAGACCTAGCTTTGGATCTGTTAGGTAGCAACTTAATTAACACACGTAGATATTTATTAACATGGCGACACAAACATTACAACTAAGCGTACCTGAGTACATTAGTATTGAGAAGTACGGAGAGATTAACTCTTATGAAGGAGATAATAGATTTGGTCAACTGGTATATTCAGTTAGTAAAATAACCGGTAAACCAATATCAGAGGTAAGATTATGGTCTATGGACAGTCTTACCAAAGTAGTAAATGTATTTGCAGACATTGCAGATCATAATCAGGAATTCCATAGTATAATTGAATGGAATGGACAACTACTAGGATTTGCTCATATGAAGCAAGCTACGTTGGGTGAGTATATTGATCTAGAAAACTATTGTAAAGATCTTAAGAACAATATGCATAAAGTAGCAGCTATCTTATACCGACCTATCAAAAAGCATAGATTTGATAGTATAGAGTTTATTACCAAACAAACTATTAAGATGGCAAAGAACCAAGTAGAGAATGTATTTGATTGGTATACTTTAGAAGAGTATGACTCAGATAAACGAAAAGAAGTAGAAGAAACATTCAAAGATTTTCCTGTACATATCTTCTTAGGTGCTTTAAGTTTTTTTTTGAGCACAGGAAGTCTATACTTAAACAGTATAGCATATTCGCAAAAGAAGATATCGAAGAGACAGATGATTATGGCAGAGAAACAGCTGATGGAAAGTCTTTTGGAGAGCACTGGGGCTGGTGGGGGACTATTTACAACCTCTCTAAGTCCAACATACTACAAATATCTGGGGACAGATCAATAGTAGATTGTAATTTTATGATGGTATTGAACTATCTAGAAATTGATAAAGATTATACTAACGAAAAAGCTAAAGCCGAAAGAAAGGCTATGGCTCAATATAGAAGATAATTATGGCTAAAAGAAAAACAAAAAAGGTAGAGTTAGACGATTGTGTACCTACTGCCGATACTATAGCAAGTGATATCGTTAAACCTCACGTAGCAGAATATTACAGAGATAAGGTCTTAGACTTAAGAGAAAAAGGGTATAACGATAATCAAATAGCAAGTATGTTATTGATACATAAACATAAAATAGAAGAAATAAAATAATGGCTAACGTAAACCTTACTTATAGAGACGTCATTAATGCCTGGGAAGCTGCTGCTACAGCACATTTACAAATTGCTTCTTTTGATTCAGGTACTATAGACTTTTTAGATGCTTCTGCAGTAGATAGATTATATCCTTACATCTTTATGAGACCATTATCGGCTACTGTAGCTGATCGTGTAAAGACTTATAACTTTGAATTGTATAGTTTAGATATACCCAAACTATCTGCAGGTAATAGTATAGATGTAGTTTCTAATACAGAGACTTATATATACGATTTAGTAGCTTGGTTTAATTATGGACCGGCATCTAGACAGCAATACTATGACGTACAAATAAACAATTCAGCTCCTGTTAACGAAGCATTCCAAGATAGAGTGTTTGGATGGGTGGCTAACATTAACGTCATAACACCGTTTAACTTAGACTATTGTAACTATCCTCAGTAATGACTATAGAAGAAGCATTATTACGATTAGGTGATGAGCTAAAAGCTACAATGACCGAAACTTTAAAAAAGAATAAGTCATATATAAGTGGTAATTTAGCTAAATCAATTGAGTACGAAGTAAGACAGCAAAACTTCGAATATCAACTAGTACGTACAATGCTTACCTATGGAGTATTTGTAGATCAAGGAGATGGTAGACGTCCAGGTACACCCCCACCGGTTAAACCTCTTATTGACTGGATTAGATTTAAGAAGATACCAGTACCACAAGGAATGTCTGTAGAAAGCTTTGCTTTTGCAATAGCTAATAAGATTGGTAAAAGAGGTACTGATCCTAAACCTAGACCATTCATAGCTCCTTCTATACAAACGGTATTACAAACTACAGGTAAAGAATTATTAAGTGAGGCCGGAATAGATACCATTATAGCAAATATAAACAACGAATTAAAAGATATAAAAATTTCAGCATAAGATGGCAGTAACAGTATTAGCAAGTCCTACATCACCAAACGTAACAGGTACAAAACTTGTTTATAGCATTAGTAGCTCACTTGCAACCAATCCACAATACCAATACGTAGTAGATGTCAAAGAGAGTGGCAGTGCTACTTTACTAACAAGACTATATGCCTACCCTAATGAGTTCTCTACAGGTATAGTAGAAGTAAGTAGAATACTTGCCGATAGATTAGAGTATGATAATGATTGGAAGACTACAGGAGGTACTTTAGCTACAGACTCATATAAAGAGTTTACTTTACATTATAGTGAAAGCTATGGTACTAGTATTAGTAGTTCTACTACTGTATATGCCGGAGGTGCTACTTCTGATATAAAGGTATTCTTAGGTAGTGTAGATCCTAATGCAGGTTCTTTTAACTATACACCAAATGATACTTTTCATTTATTATCAGATCAACCTACAGGAAAGATATCTAAAGGTAACCACGTAACAGTACCTTTGTATCTTCCACCTTTTTCCGTAGTAGGTACAAAAGAATTAAGAGTAGAGTTTGTTAGTGCTTCAGGAGATATTATTAGTGCAACAGATACAGGTGCATTAACAGGAGCAACTTATGAGATAAAGCAATACGCTATTGGTTCAGGCAGTACTTTATTTGGTAATGACTTTGAAAATAGTGATTGGCAATTTATGAAAGTATATGATAGTGGTAGTAGTCTTTTAACTACATTTGAGTTAGAAGAAGCCTGTAATGACGAACAAACTACTTTTGTATTTGTAAATAATTACGGTTATTACGATTACTATACTGTTGGTAATCCGGAAAGAAAGAGTACTGACTTAAAAAGAAATTCTTTTGATAAACCAAACGTTGATTATTCATCTTATCAAAGTACTTACGATATAACTCGTAGAGGTACAGATCAATACAATATTAAGTTTACAGATAAGTACGAAATAACTACCGATTACATTTCTAAAACAGAAAGTGATTGGTTAACACAAATGTTAGATAGTTCGGAAGTATTTGTACAGGAAAATGGTGACTTTAAACCTATAGTTATAACTAATGCAGATTATCGTTGGAATATGAGTAACAATAGAACAAAGCTATTCCAGTATACAATACAATATAGATACGCAAATCAAAGATATGACAGGTAATGGCAATAACCCTACTATCACAACCTACTAACCCGAATGTAACCGGTACTAAATTAGTATACGAGGTTTCGGGTAGTGATATATCTCATCCGCAATATTCTTATGTTATGGATGTATATCTTAGTGGTAGTACTGAGTTATTAGTTAGACAATATCAAGTACCTAACCCTGATGGTACGGCAGAGTTTCAACCTTCTCCTATTTTTAACAGTTATCTATCTTATGATAACTATTGGAAAATAAATCAATTAGATTCTTCTGATCCTTCAGCTACTGGTTCATATGTAGGTAATCCAACCAATGCAGTAAAAACTTTTAACGTTAAATTTGGTGAAGCTTACTCAACAAGTATAAGCAGTTCAGTAACAGTCTATCCCGGTACTAGCGACAATTATTTACAGGTATTTCCAGGTACTTTAGACCCTTCCCAAAATAATTTACTTAATGACGGATATAACTTTAGAACAGCAAGCTTTGGCATACCTAACGGACCACGAAGCAATCTACTTACTAACTACCCTACACAGAATTTCGGAGGAGGATGGATAGAAGATACTCAGTTCTTTACTAAAGCAGATTATGCTACAGTAACACAGTATAATAATACAGATACTTCTCCTAGTATTGCTTCTGTAAACGTAAGAGGATTTTTAAATACAGGTGATAGTAGAACTCAAGTGTTTATAGAAGGTTTAACACCAGGAGCTTATGACTTCGAGTTTCCTAACCAAAGGTTTTTTACCTGGGGTATAGGACCTAAAAATTTATCTAACGTATTTTTTGATGATGATGGTAAATACGTAATCAGAGAGTGTATAGAAAGCGGTAGTGTAAATGAAATAGATATAAACCTACCAGGATTAGATGATACAAGATACTTTATTAGAGATAATGTATTTAACAATAGAGTATTTCAAAGTGATTTAGATCCTACAATAGAAGCTACTTCAGAAGAAGATAGTTTAAGAGTACCTCTCAATACAGAATATATACAATTAGCTTTTATAAACCAATTTGGTTTTTATGACTATTACGACATATATCAACCGTTAAAACGTAAAACTAAGGTAGACAGAGAAAACGTTTCTCTACCTAAAGTAGACTATAGTAGTAGAATTAGTAATTATTCTATAGAAACTGGAGGAGAGACAAGCTATAACACGGAGATAAACGATACTTATACAATTACTACCGATTGGTTAGGTAAAACTATTGCTAATTACTTAGAAGAGATATTTGATAGTCCTGAAGTATATATTAGACAGGGTACTAATTATGTACCGATAGTTATTACTAGTACTTCTTATCAGCATAACAACGATGAAGCTAGAAATAAATTATTTCAGTATACTATAGAGTTTGCACCTTCTAACGGTAGAGATTTATATTCAGAAGAGTATTCAGCACCTACAGTAAATTTACAAACGTTTAAACATATCTTTACCTGTGATGATTTACCTAGTACTACTGCAATAAGAGTAGATGACGATATGAACTTAGGTAGATATACTTTACCACCATATTCTAAAGAATGGAGAATAAGTGAAGATACTCAAAATGTAAGATTAGAACCAACAGGCAGTATAACTCAACAGCAAGGATTCTTTTACACACCTACAGATATAACTTTTAGTCCAAGATATAGAACAGGAGGATTTGGTACTACATTCGACGATAATACAAAAATAGATATTACAATAACAGGAGATGGTAATACTATATTTACTACTTCTTCAGTAT